CGCCGGTAAGCGCAAGATTCCAGAATGTACGCTGTTGCCAAACAAGCTCACCAGCAATGATCGGGTTATCAAAGCCCGACACCTGCGTGAGCGAATTTTTGTTAAAGACAGCCATTGCTTCCCCAATCCTCGGGTGTTGACGCGCCGCCGATTGCTCTCAGCGGAACGGATCGTGTCTTGTCTCTAGATTATCAGGCTGATCGTTTATTGTGTCTACGTTTTTATGACCACTGCTCTTGCGGTTTTGTGGGCCAAACTAGATTGCCCGGCTGTGGGTTTACAGCAATATCTCGCAGTGCCGCCCGATAAACGATAAAATCCGCTTGGTTCAGCAGATGCGGATTTGCGCTTGGGTTTATCACGTCAGGCTCATTCACCCAATCAGTCTCGGCCAATAACTGCATAGCCTTAGCACTGTTTTGCTCGGCAGTAGGCGCTGGGATAGGCGGGGCTGGAGGGATTAGCTTAATGATTAAATCGCTGTTATCAAAATACCATACATCAGCCACAACATCATCAGCGCAGTCTACCCAAAACAGCGGCAACGCAATCGGAAACGAATCGTTTGCAACCTCTGCCACGCGATCCGAGTTTGGTATCTCAGTAAATACAGGGCTATATTTATCAGTTAACGGGTTTACAACCCATTCTGTAATTTGAGCAACTTGTGCGTTTGGATCAATCAAAGCTTTTTTCATATTTAGCCTCACCATTCAACAATAACACCGCCGCCACCACCGCCGCCGCCGCCGCCGCCGTAATATGGCGCTCCCGTACCTGCCCCGCCGCTACCTCCTGGGCTACCACCAGCGCCGCCGGTTGCGCCAGCCCCGCCACTACCTGTACCGCCCGCCGATCCAGCATTGCCGCCGCCGTAAGCCACGCCCCCTGCGCCGCCTGACGTAGACCCGTATGCGCCAGACCCGCCACCACCACCGCCGCCGCCACTATACCCCGCCCCGCCACCTAAGCCTTGATAATCGTTAACTGAAGCTGTTGACCCTGTTGCCCCGCCTTGATCTACTGCAACACTAGGTCTGAATGGGTTAATGCTTCGCGTAATAACAGCCGCTCCAGAAACAGACCCCGATCCTACTACACCACTACCACTTCCCCCGGTAGCAGAAGCAAACGATCCAAACGACGATGTACCCCCGGTTGCGCCCGCATTCGGTGCTGCTGCTCCGTTGCCCCCAGAGCCTACTGTTACAGTTATAGCGGCTCCCGGTGTAAGCCCCGTCACAAACGCTTGACAAAACCCGCCTGCCGATCCGGTGCTAGCGTATTGCGCTGTCCCGCCCCCACCGCCTCCACCGAACACATACACCATAACTTTTGTTATGCCAGCAGGCACTGTAAATGTTCCAGGAGACGTAAAAATTTGTCTATTTGGAATTGCTCCACTTGCAGCCGTACTTTGCGTTGTGCCGTCATTAAAAAGAATGTCTAGGTTTCTAAGAGTGGTTGGCATGATTTCCCCTTATGGTGTGCCGCCGCCAGCAATATCGCTGAGCGCAGTAAATACGCCAGATGAATTCATCGACGCGATAGTTGTTGCGTTGTATTTGAAAATTAATTTACCGCCTGATTCTTCAACGGTGAAATTAGTTGTTTGAATGCCGTTGGATTTAATTCCCCAATTCCCTGTAGCACCACTGCCAGATGTAGATGGCACATCAAGATTTGATCTTGCCGTTGCTTGGTTCGATGCGCCTGTGCCACCGTTGGCAATTGGAACAGCGTTTACCAAACCGTCCGTAGCATCAAGCTGGCCTGATGTATTTAGGTTGTTGGCAAGCTGGGAAAGGTTATATGCTTGTGTCATGGGTTGTCCTTACGCTGCACCATCTCGGGCAAAGGTCTGCTGATTCAGCAGGGTGAAATTGTTGTTGATGGCGCTTGTCAGGTTATATCCCGCAGTAGTGGCAGTGTAATCGTAAGAACTGCCCTTTGCAAACAATGCGCCGTTTGCGTACAGTTGCATCGACAATGGATTGTTTGGGAACACATAAGACAGCGCCCCGCTTGTGGAATACGCCACCGTGTTGGTGATGTTGGAAGCTGGGACTCCGAGATTGTTTGCTGCCATTTGAATGATGACAAATCGGCCCGTCAAAGCCCCAGGAAAACCGCCAAGTGCTGGCGGGGTCAAATCATAATCAATTTCATTGAGCGATGCGCCATTGATGAACAGCAATTCAAACCCGTTTTGAATTGTAATTTCTGTCGGCGTGTACGTTGAAATCGCAGTAACGTCAACCTCAATTCGACTAAATGGGCGATACGCGCTCCCTGCTGCTCGATAGCGATAGATCGGCAATCCAGCGGTCACGCCCGCCAAAGTGGTTGTGAATGTAATTGTCTTGGTTGATGTGTTGACGGTCGAAACCGTGTATTGTGTCGGCGAACCCGTGTTGGCAAATGTGATGACGTTGCCCGCTTCAAGCAACTGATAAGGCGCATCGGTGTAAACAACCGTATTGCTTCCGACCGTATTGACCGCCGTTTGTAACGGCTCATAAAACGCATCAGTGCTGACTGCCCGCATGTTGAGGACAACTACGGTTTCGCCCGCCGCGCAGGCGTTGTTCATGACCACCGTTGTTGTGGTTTCTGTGTATTCACTAGTGCTGAGCAAAACCCCGTTGCGGTAGACCAAAACATTGCCGACAACGTGCGTCACCGCAAAACTTGTTTGCCCGCCTGTTGCTGTGAAAATGTTTTCTGTGAAATAAAACGCATCGGGCTGAGTGAAACCGACTACTCGACCATAAACGTCAATCGTCAATGTGGCCGCGTTGAAAGTCTTGCTGTAAACACCCGAACCAAAATTTAGGAATCGCTCCAACGATACAACCATCGAGCCGTTCGTGTTGTTCGTGATGTTCAACAACCCGTCTGCGCTGCTCACGGCTGTTGTACCCACTCGCGTAAGCTGACCCGTCCTTGCATCTAAGTCTATGTAATTGTTCCCATCGGGCAAACCAGACCACAACGATGTATCAAATTTCGCCGTGTCAGTCGGAACAAATGTGCCGGTCTGATTAGACTGTGCTGCGCCACCAATATCAAAACTAAACTTGCGATTTTGTCGATTGGAAAACAGCAAGTAATTTGTCGTGCCGAAATTGCTGCTGGCTTGATACCATGTGTACGCGCTCGCGCCGCCGCCCGGAGGATTTGCTGTGGTGTTGTTGAACAGGCCGAAATAAGCCTTGTTCCTTGGGTTTGTGCTAAAGCCAACTGTGCCCGTTGCGTTGTCGGCATACGCCACCGCAATATAACGATTGACATATTGAAACGTCAGTGGTCGCCACACCAGCACACTGGATGCCGTACTAAACGCACTGCTACCCAAAGCATTTACCATGCGCGTGAAGAAATACCAATCTCCTTGCGGTATTTCCGTCAACGTGACCACGCCCATGCTTGAACCTGGGTTGTACGGGTTGCCGCCAGGGTTTACAGCCGTTGTCCCTGCAAAGATGCGCTGTGCGTCTGTGGGGCTTGCAAACGCCGAATAATACACTTCTGCATATTGAGCGATCCCGTTTGATGACGCTGTAACCGCAACACCAAAAGACGGAACCGCCGCGCTTGGCAAAATGTTTGTAATGGTCGGCGCAGGGACACTGCCAAATCCTAATGGCGAGCCAATGCCGGTATTTGGTGCAGGCGTAAATTGCGTGACGTTTGCATCATCAAACACCGCCGCATTAAACTCCATTAAAGTCAAATTGGCAGTGATTGATCCATCAGCATCAAATTGCTCAACAACTTGAGAAACCCTAAACAGTTTTGCAACCCAGCCGTAATTTGCATTTGTTACGGTAACAATATCGCCAGCTTCTAATTGCAAGCCAGAATAATTGATGTCGACCTTGATCTGCAAATCTTCCCGCGCCGCCTCCAACAAACGATTAGCAATAACCTGCGCTCGGACGTTGTTGTTAATTAGATTTAAATTGACGGTTTGCTTATTTACGGGTTCGTTGGCATAAAGCAAAGACGGATTAATCTCTGCCAAATCGTACAAAGCTGTGTTGAACGAATCTTGATTATTGCCGTCTGGAAATTTGACCTCAATGATGTTGTAGCTTGAGGACAAATCAATTGGCGAAATTTGAATTGCCGACACCATGCGGGAATCGTCAATAGCCATCGCCACCGTGTAAGTGGATGATTGAACAATCACGCCCCACTTGGCTGTGATTTCGTTGTATCGGATCAAGCAATCAGCGCATGATGCCATTGCTTGGATGTTGTCCATCACTGCCACATCAGTGGTCAGCACTCCATCAAATTTAAATCGCGGCTGGAATGCTGACCCGCCCGTAAATGTTGTGTAGGCTACAGGTGTGACGCTATAAACATTTAATGCCGTTAAACTGGTGTAATCAATTTGTGACGTTGACAATGCCGCACCGTATCTTGTGGATTGCAAATAATCAGCAATGCAATCGCCAGGGTTTGTTCTACTGTTGGTGACTTGGAATCGAGTAGCTTGCAAGCTGGTTAGATTAGCCGTTTGGCTGTATGTCATCTCAATGATGGCAAACGCCGCATTTGTCATCAGCTTTGATGCATCCCACTGATAAACCAGATCGCCATTGCTCATAATTTGAATGGCGGTTTGTGCTGTGTTCACGCCTGACGATGAGCCATTGCGGAACAAATAAATATTGAGCCTGCCCGACACCGCGTAATCAGTCACTCCGGTGGATTCATCCAGCAGCCCGATTACTTTATATTGATCGACCCCATCAAAGATGCACCGTTTGCCGCCCCAATACACGAATCCAAAATTAATTGTGTCTGGGGTTTGTCCTGGCTCTGTGTTTGTCACTTCGCATAGCGTCATGACGTAAAACAATTTTTGGTTATTGCTGGTGATGCTCAGGTCGGTGACGATGCCGCCGACATAAGCCGTGCCGTACACAATGGGAACCTTGTTGCTGCCCGCTGGGGGTACTTGTGTCGGGCTTCCAGGGTTTGGCGTTGCGTCATTGGTTCCAAATCCCTTCGGCGCAAATGCTTTGCTGATGATTGACGATGCAACCATGTTGATGGCAAACGCTGTCGCGGTTGCAGCAAAACCAGCAGCAATAACCCCTGAGCTTACCAAATAACTGGCAATTATTGATCCCGGCATTACATCACCCAAAATTCTTCAAGTTTTTTAAAGCCGAATTTTTCATATTTAAGATTCGGGCTGCTTACCATTTTGCTGATAAAACAATTGGCAATGCGGCCCGCTTCCTTCATCTTAACCGCTTCGTTTAAATACTCACGCAACAATCGGTAGCCTGTTGTGCCGCCTCTGGCTTCTTGATCCACCCAATACGCAAATTCAGTCAGCATCAAATGCTTAGGCGACCAAACAGATGGCATCACGGCCGCGATTAAAACGCCCACAAGGCGCTCGTCTTGCTCTGCCACTATCACCACACCCTGGCCCGCCATCAGATGCGCCAGCATCGTTTTAACGTGTTCCGCATCATCAGCATCAGCTAGGAATCCGTAAGGCATGTGCGAACGGTAATCCCGCAGCTTGTCCAAAATCTGCGGCACATCAAATGGTGATGCTTTACGAATTTGGGGCCGCATCTTTGCCGAACTGATAGTTAATCGTTTCAATGAACGGAACACGAATCATGCTTGTGTCGCCGCTGTTGTAGAACTGCCAGGAACTGTTGTTTGTGTATCTGCCTGCAATTCTGTTTTGCAAAATCAACTGAATTGACGATGCCGATACGCTGATTGTTCCAACGTACATACGCGCCTCATCCATCCATTGCTCGCCAATGGAGAACGATGTAATGATGCCGTTGAAATACTGATACAAACCGCCCGTGCCGCCCGTTGTAATCAATGCGCCATTGGTGTCAAAAAACCCATGCCAAAGCTGGATCGGTGAGCCTTTGACGTTTTGGCCCAGGACAAAACCAAGCATAGATGTGTCGATGCCCGACAGCGAAACGGTGGTGTCGTTGGCAGTGGATTTAATGTCGCGCTGCACCTGCCCGATTGCCAAGAGTGTCCCGACCGATTGAAAAGGGCTTGCGTCAACTGCTGCAATGGTCATATTTGATGGCGCAGTGGTCATCAAATAGGTTCCGCTTGTGGTTGTGATTCGCAGGAAATCAGCAATACGGATATTGCTTGTACCCTCAACTGGCGTGATTACGTTCACAGCACCTGCTCCATTGCCACGAATGGCCCCGACCAATTGATAAAAGAATCATTGGCAGTTGGCACAAGACTATAAGTTGGGTATTCCCTCAACACCACAGGAAACGTAACGCCTGTGTATGTTGTGCCACCCATTGCAACCGTCGTGCCGAATTCGCCAGCAACGCATGGAACCGTGCTTGTCAATGTCACAAGCAGATTGCGATGAACTGGCACATTGACTGTGCTGCCGCCGCCTCGCTGCACATCAGCGGTTACGATGTAAGAATATAAACCCACTTGCACAAAATCGCCAATGCGAAACAAATAATCGGTAGATGCTAATGCGGGCAAAGACCCCAGCACCAATACCTTGTTTGCGCTTGACACTTGCCACAGACAATTCCCAATCTGGGTGCTTGTCATTTGCCCTTGATACTTGACGTAATTGAGCCAGCCGGTCTGCCCAAAATTCAAATATTGCTGCAATGATTTGTCGGGAATTCGCAGGCTGTTGAGTATTGACCGGCTTTCAGAATATCGCAGGTAATTCATCGGGCGCATTTCAAACTGAAATGGAACCACCGTTAGAATTTCCGATGTGACCAGCTTTTGATTGCGGCTCAACGTCTGACCGACAAAGCGTTGGTCATTAATGCCCACAGCTTCGCAGATCGACAAAATGGTTTGTAGGCTCATGTTATCGGCTCATTGGTAAAGACCGCTGGGCGCTTTGATTTGCCGCCCAAACCGCTTGCTTATTTTGCGCCAAAAACTGCATCCCTGACTGCGTGTCAATTGCGCTCATCTGCTGGATATATGGGCCGTTGTAATTGATCGTTTGCCCACCCATTGCGTTTGCCAATTGATTTGTGGGAACGATCATGCCGCTTCTTTGCGGCACAAACAACTCCGGGCCGCGCTCACCAACAATATACGGACTGTTCCCTAATACTGGGCCACCGTTTGCCATCATTGGGATGACGCCAGCATTTGGATTTGCTAGATATTGGTTAAAGTCTGCTGGCAATGCGTTTTGTGCTAAACCGGGGCCAATAAAACCACCTGAGCCTACATTACCAATTAACCCACCGACTAAACGCGAAAACAAAGCACTTGCTTGCGCTCGCATTTGAATCAAGATCAAATCTTGAATAATGCTCCGGGTCAAATCTTTAAAACTCAATTTGCCCGTTTGAACAAATTTAGTTAAAGCCGCATCCATACTGCCGACCATTGATCGAAAAGCATCTCCACCATATTGGA